CACTTCTCCAAAGGAAACAAGTCTGACACAGACCACATCGACCGGGCAAGCGGGTCAGGCGTGTTTGCCCGAGACCCCGATGCCATCCTTACCCTAACACCCCACGAAGAAGAGGATCACCTCGTACTCGAGGCCACCCTCCGAGACTTCCCAACTCCCGACCCCCAAGTGGTAGAATTTTCATGGCCAAACTTTATCCATAAGCCCGATATGGAACCCAAGTTAAGAAAACCAGGGCAGTCCAAAGAGTCTAAAAGATTGAACGATAAGCTATCCACAGCCCTCATCGAACTGCTAAAACCTAACTCGATTATGGGTCTAAATAACCTCCGAAACAAACTGGAAGAGAAAACAGGTGAGCAAATACACCCCGATAAGCTCCGAAATCTGATTAAAAAGACTAAAAATATTAGTGAACTAAAGACTCAAAAGGGTAAAGAAAACATCTACTCTTATACCGAGAAATAGCTGTCTCAACTCTGTCTCAAAACTAGTAGTAAACGCCTTATATATACAACGACTACTAGTACTAAAAGGCTAGAGGTAGTAGTTGCCCGCCCTGCCGGGCACAACTACTACACTTACCTAGCCATAAAGGCGACTACTAGTCAGATTATCATCGTAAAAGATTTGAACCGCTTACTACTCACTCGTGAGAACCGAATACACAGCTTATTCAGGATTGCTCGTAAAAGGCTTTGATCGGGTAAAGATGAGTCAGAAGACTCGCTGGATAGGGAAAAGGCTAAATAGGGTACTCTACGGGGCTTTAAAGGCTATGCTCGTGAATATACCTTCGTACAGATTACATAACCAAAGCAAAAATAGTCTGACACAGCCAAATGAAACAACTAATTAGGTATAACTCCTGACACAGCCTATTATCTGACACAGTTTATTATCTGACACAGCCAACCAGGTAGGCTGGCAATCTAAGGATTGCAGGTCAGGCGGTCAGGCGGATGTCTCTACATCTGTAACCTCAGCCTCAATTACTTTTTCGTTCTTGAGGTTAGCCAGCTCGGCTCGGATCTCATCGAGGGATAAAGATTTCTTCACCTCAATAGTTTGAGTCGGCTCACCTTCGTACTGGCGATGCTTGTCGATTAAGATGCCGGTAGCGATTGGGAGGACACCTGATGGGATTTCATCGTCTTGTAGCTTCGTTATGAGACTTTCCACAGCAAGATGAGTCGCAGTACCAATTAAGGCTCGTAAATGCTTTTTAGAGTCCTTCAGCGTCTCCTGTTCCCTAGATCGAACGATAGAGACAGTATGAGGTGAAACTTTACAGGACTTACAGATTTGTTTGATCGTTGCCCCTTGAGCTAACATTTGAACGACCTGGGCATAATCCTTTGGCCTTTGATCGTAAAGCTGTTGGCCTGTGAAGATAGCTGGGCAGACCTCTTCAGTCTTTAAGTTAGCTGGAAGGTTCTCAGCGTATCCGACTTTTCTAGGTCTTGTGGTAGGCATCGATTTAATCGGTGTAGTAATTTGAGAACTAATTCTCAATAAGGATCGATGCAAGTCTAATTAGACATAATGCATCTAGTAAGAACATATTTTTGTCCGTTTTTCTATAAATTAAGCACATAATATAACAATTTATACTATTCTGCCGAAATCACATAAAAATTTTAGGCTCCAGGAGGGGGGGAGGGGGTCTGCCAACCGGCCCCGCCGGCCACCGCGACCGATTATAGCCCACAAAAAAATTCTGACAAATTGCCCAACCCGAGGTGACCTCCTATCGATAATCTGTTATCATTAGCCATGCCTCTCGAATGGTCACCGCATCCCGCCATCCCGCCTCTCAGCAAGGCAGAGATGCTGAGGATGACACCTGAGAGCATCCTCGCTTATTGGGAAAGGCGTGAGGAAGCGATCAAGCTGGAGAAGGATGACCCATATCGTCATGGGTTTGAACTGGATACATGGAAACTTGCGGATGAGCAGTTAAAGAATCACTCGGAAATTCTCCTTATGGGGGGTAACAGGGCTGGCAAGAGTTTTTACGCGGCCAAGCGGGTAGTCAAATGCCTCGTTGAGAACCCAGGTACTATTATTTGGTGCTTAACGGAAACATCGGCCAATTCGATCCAATTTCAGCAAGCTCTTGTATACAATGCATTACCTAAAGAGTTGAAGTCGTTGGGCAGGGGGAAGGTTGGATATGTGATGTACAGCCTTCGTAATGGCTTCACAGCGTCCAAATTCACGCTAAATAACGGTAGCCAATGTATCTTTAGGAACTGGAGTCAGGACATTTCTACGATTGAGGGTGGAGAGATCGGATGTCCGCGACCTCCGGTCAACGGGACATATAATATTGGATTTTGGGCAGATGAATTGATACCTATGCCCTGGGTTGAAACGCTAAGATTTAGATGCGTCACACGCTCCCATGCGAGCGAATATGATGGAGTCGTTCGACCGGCAACTGGCATCATCAGCTTCACAGCCGTGGACGGGTGGAACTCGGTAGTCAAATCGATGCTAACGGGGGCAAAGACTGTGGAATCGGCAAAAGCTGACCTTTTGGATGGTGAGGAGGTTCCCCTGGTCCAACAGCCCTTGAGGAAAGCCTCGAGTGTGGTGTATTTCCATACAGCGGCCAATCCATTTGGTGGATGGTCGGCCATGAAGACGCAGTTAGAAGGGGAAAAGAGGGAAACTATCCTTTGTCGGGCGTATGGAGTCCCCGTAAAGGCATCTAAAACTGTATTTCCTGCCTTTTCGGACAAGAATATCGTGCAGGCTAAGGAAGTGCCTGTTTTAGCGGACGATGCGGATGCCTCGTGGGTGCTTTCAATTGACCCTGCTGGGGCAAAGCCTTGGACGATGGTGCTGTTTGGGATTGATCCACATGGGGTAGCATGGGCGGTTAAGGAGTTTCCTGACTTTGATAGTTATGGTGGATGGATTGACCTGACTAAGGGTGATAAAGTTAGTGCAGGCGAGGCGGCACAACCCAATGGGTTCGGATTAAAGGACTATGCAGAGGTGATTAGGCGGATGGAAGGTGATCGATTTGTGGATCGTATTATTGACCCGAGGTTGGGAGCGGCGAGTTATCAGAAATCGGAAGGATCTTCTAATATTATCGATGATTTAGCGGAGGAGGGCTTACCGGTCGTCCCTGCGGAAGGTTTGGACATCGAGACGGGCTTGCAGGCGATTAATAATTTACTGGCATGGGATCGTACTAAGGAGATGGGGCTGGGGAATCATCCCAAGCTGATGATTTCGGATGAGTGTCAAAACTTAGTGGCCTGTATGCAGGAGTATCAGACGGGTGACTTGAAGAATCCGGCTAAAGACATGGTGGACTGTGTGAGATACTTCGCCGTGGGGAATTTTGAATACTTCGACCAGGAGGAATTGGTCGGAACAGGAGGGGGGAGTTATTGATGAAGAATAATAAGGTGATGCCTGGGCATCGTAATAAGATTGTATTATTAAGGGAGGCTGGGGAGACATGGCCTAAGATCGCCAAAGCGGTCGGCTTCAGCCGAGCGACTGTGCAGAAGGTATATAAGGAGGAATTGGCGAAGGAAGCACCTCAAGTTATAGAGGAGGAGGCTCCTCGTCACGAGATGGCAAGGGTATTATCGATGGTCCCAAATCCTCGTTTAATGCGGATATATTTTGAGGATCGTGAGGAGATTGGTATCTGTGTGAAGCGGCCACAGGACAATCACCCGCCCAAGAGTCAGATATTAGTGAAGAAAGTAGATGGGGAGGAAAAGCTGTACAGATTGGTATGAACCGCCCCAGGCGAAGGATAATCGCATTGACGCGATGCTTCGTGAAATGGTGGTGGAGCAGGGGTTAGAATCCTTGGTTACAGGAAACGAGCCAAGACCATTAACGATTCAGGAAATTGCTGACTTCGTTGGGGTTGGTTTCACATCGCTTCAGAGAATTGAGCAACAGGCTCTGAATAATTTCAGAAAAAAAATGTTAAACTTGAAAGGTTAAAATGGAAACGGAAGTACAAATATATGAGGAAAAGCCTGATGTGGATGGGCTTAAAGAGGATTTTGAACGGGCAAAAGCAAACCTTAGTTGGTGGATGGATAAAGCCGAGGATGCTCGGGAGGTTCGCTTTAACGAGTGGGCGGGAAAGAGTG